TCAGACTGCTTCGCGTACGCACGATTTTTAAACGTGAGATGAGGGCGAAGTAGAAAGTTTGCTTCCGAGTTATCCACAAGGTGGACACCATTAGAAACAGAAGAGCCATCGCTATCGAAAGCGGTTGTTGCTCCTCCAGTGACAGAAATGCCAGTGGCGTCGGACATAAGTGAGATACCATTGAGTGGCATATCAACTCCTTGGATCAGTAAAGATCCTCATTTTACGACCGAAGTCGTGCGTAAAATACGCAGACAACGTTACCCTCGGAACATTTTTTTCGCGAGGGGTTGAGCAATTAGTGCCAACGCATCCACAGTATGCATCAAGCTGCGGAATTTAAGATCCAGCGACGGCAACATGGGTAGATCACGATTGACTGAGCGATGAAAATACTCATGTCTTTCATACGTTGCATCTTTAATAAACCTGGACGTTCCGCCCGGGAAAATTGATATGCTAAGTGCATATTCTGATGTAATCGTACGGTCAACCTTAATGCTGGATGTGTTGCCAAGAACGGTGAGTCGCGGTTCAAACCGCATCGCTCCCAACCATTGTCCAACATCGAACCACCAATCCACAACAAAGCTGCAACGGGTAAGTTCCCATATCAGCTCCGGCAAAAATTTAGGGCTCAGTCCAAGTAAGTCTGCTTTTGATGGCAGACCTGTTAACTTGTACTGTACAGATGCATGGCCTTTACAGTTATCAACCACTTTTGGGTTGACTTCCATTCTGGTCCAATCACTAGCCCCGGCGACAACCTTCGGTAAGGAATAAATATCCTCCCTAGTGCTGTTAGCAGTTACGCTATGTATGCCTTTCAAAAAATCGGCACGCAACGCCTGTTTATTCGCCAAATCAATTAAGTCTTGACCAAGGTAAATTAGCGGCATTAATCCATAACGGATTTCAAGCCACGCATCAGCAGCTGCTTTCGCAGCTTCTGCCCCGGTCAAAAAGCTCCTCCTAGACGGAAACCGACCTGTTTTCAGGTATCTCATTATCCTATTTAGGATACTGAGTCTTCGGTAATCGTTCCCCGTGAGAAAATCACGGATAGATTTTAGAGGGCTTTTAAGCATTTGTAAAGTCTCTCGTAGTTCACCAAGAGCCTCACCAACGCCGACTTCATTCTTTCCCAGTTTCGAATAAGCCTTTTGCAAGGCATCATCCTGGACTGAGTCTGAATGTCGGAGTAAGTCTGGTGGAACTAGGGTAGATAAGTAGATCGCGCCGAAATTT